CTTTTCTGTTTTCACCGCAACAAGAGAGCACAAGTCATGACTAAGGCTGGACAGGGTCGCACAAGGGCGCTAAAGGCCGTACCAGAGGCGATCAGGGCGGAGCAGGGAATTGGTCTGGACTCTGGGCTTCTAATAGGCTCAGATCGCCCCAGAATTCACTCAGCGCTTAACGATTTGCCGTCCAGAGGCCAAGAAGTCATTGACTTTGCCGAGTCCATAGGCGTAAAACTTATGCCTTGGCAAAAATTTGTCTTTTTAAATGCTTTGAAAATTAAGCCTGACGGACGGTGGAAACACCCGGTCGTCGTGATCGTTGCAGCTCGCCAGAATGGCAAGTCAACGATTATGGAGATGAGCATTCTTGCCAGAATGTTTTTGTGGAAAGAACCTTTGCAGCTGGGCAGCGCACACGTACTCACAACCTCACTTGAGACATTTCGGCACATTGTTAATCTGATCGAGAGCAATAAGAAGCTTGCATTGCAGGTCAAAAAAATTCGCTGGGCGCATGGCTCAGAGGAAATTGAGTTGAAGTCTGGTGCGCGTTATGTAGTCAAGGCTGCCAACGCAGCTGCTCGCGGTTTCGCAAAGCCTGAGACGGTGTACATGGACGAGACGCGACAACTTAAAGACACTGAGGCTTGGTCTGCTATGCGATATACAATGATGGCTGCAAAAAATCCTCAGCTCTGGACATTTTCAAATGCTGGCGATCAACACAGCTTGATTTTGAACCAGCTGCGTGATCGAGGCCAAGCAAGTGCTGCTGGATCAGAGGACGACATTGCCTACTTTGAATGGTCGGCATATTCAGACAAGATAACTGACGAAAAGAACTGGGTCGCAAGCAATCCTGCTTTGGGTCACACAATTCACGCCGACAATATCCGCGCGGTCTTAAATGATCCGCCTGACGTCGTACAGACAGAAGTGCTTTGCCGCTGGGTCAACACAATCTCTGGTGCGATACCGGCAAAAGAGTGGAACGAGTGCGGAGGCGCTGAGGTACATCTGGACGTCGAAAAGGTGACGTGGTTTGGGCTTGATCTTTCGCCAGATCGACGAGACGGGGCTTTGGTTGCAGCGCAGAAAAATCCTGACGATACTTTTATCCTAAAGTTGCTGCACACTTGGCACAATCCAATTTCGCTTGACGATAAAGCGATCGCAAATGACATTGCGCCTTATGCTCGCAAATATCCTGTCGAATATGTGGCTTTTAGCAAAAGAACTAGCTCTGCGGTAGCTGCTCGCCTTGCACCTGCTGGAATTCCAGTGATCGACATTGACGGCGCTCTTTACGGCCAGAGTTGTGATGAATTGCTGGGAGCGATTACCTCAAAGCGGCTCATGCATGGGAAACAGGCAGAGTTATCCAAGCAGATACTATCGGCCGTCAGATTACCAATGGGCGACGGCGGCTGGATTATCGGACGGCGCGCCTCAAGCGTTGCGGTCTGCGCAGCTGTGGCCTCAGCTCTGGCGACACACTTTGCGACACGCCCTGAAATGGAGATCGACATTTTCTCAGCCTAGGTGTATATGCGACCTTTACACTTAGCCGCATGGGTCTATTTTCGCGCACAGTTACAACACAAGCGCCTGACGCGACGGCAGACATTGAGGCGTCACTAGCGCCAGTAAATGTCACCAGCTCGCTTTACAATATCTACGGCGTTGCCGGTATCACAGCTTCTCGCGTTGAATTTATGTCAGTGCCAACATGCGCTCGCGCTCGCAACATTATTTCGTCAAGCGTCGCTTCAATTCCGCTTAAAGTACGCACAAAGCAAGACGGCGCAAGAGTTGAGACACCACCAAAAGTTATTAACCAACCAGATCCGCGTGTGCCGGGCTTTGCGACTTACGCATGGCTTGCAGAGGATTTACTTCTCTACGGTTACGGATACATGAGAATTTTGGAAATCTACGCTGACACATATCGAATTCGCAGCGCAGAACGTATCGACCCAACACGCGTGACAATTAAAACAAATGCAATGGGAACAGAAATCGAGTATTACTGCATTGACTCAATACCAGCGCCATACGAAGGCGTTGGCGCTTTGGCCGTTTTCTACGGCGTAGATGAGGGAATTCTTAATCGCGCTGGTCGAACAATCAAAGCTGGAGCAGAACTAGAACGCGCAGCGACAATGTACGCGCGCGAACCAGTGCCAACAATGGTTTTGAAATCTAACGGAACAGCATTGCCAGCAGATCGCATTGCTAAATTGCTTGAGTCTTGGGGTCAAGCTCGTCGCAATCGCTCAACTGCGTTTTTAAATGCTGATGTTGAATTGCAGACACTTGGCTTCGACCCTGAAAAATTACAGCTCAACCAAGCCAGATCCTACGTTTCAACAGAGCTTGCCAGAGTTACCGGAATACCTGCTTATTATGTTGACGCTGAGTCAGGCTCAAGCATGACTTACAGCAACGCAACTTTGGCGCGTCAATCGCTCCTGGACTTCTCACTTCGCCCAATCATGACGGCGATCGAGGAACGATTGTCAATGACAGGCACACCAAATGACTTTGTACCGGCAAGCCAAGAAGTCAAATTCGATTTGGACGATTACTTGCGCGGATCTGCAAAAGAACGTGCAGACGTGTACAAAATTCTTTACGACATTGGCGCTTTGACTTCAGATGAAATCCGACTAGAGGAAGAAATGATCAGATGACATACAGCATACAAAAACCAATCAAAATGGACTTTTCAATTAAAGTCGAAGCTGCGGATTTTCCAAAGCGTGAATTGTCTGGTCGCATTGTGACGTGGAATGAGGAAGGCGTCACCAGCTCTGGATCAACCATGTTTCAAAAAGGTTCGATTACTTTAGGCGAAACAACAAAACTTTTGCTCGAACACCGCCGCGAGTCTCCAATCGGTTTTCTTAAAAACTACACCGAGGACGACGAAGGAATTTATGCAACGTTTTCTATCGGCAACACCACCGCCGGATCTGACGCGCTAGTCGAAGCGTCAACTGGTCTGCGTGACGGTTTTAGCGTCGGAGTTATTGCCCAAAAATATAAAAACGTTGACGGCGTTTTAGTAGTTAGCGCAAGCGCGCTCAAAGAGGTTTCATTAGTCACAGATCCAGCCATAGCTTCGGCGAAGGTTGAAATTGCAGCTAGTGAGAACAACAATTCTGAGTCCGAAGTGGAAACAGATGAACAACCTACAGAAGGAGACAAGCAAGTGGAAACACCTACAACCGTTCCAGAAGTGTCAACCGAAACGGTTGAGGCTTCCAAGGTAGAAAAGGTCGAGGCTTCTCGTCCGCTCTACTTCTCATCACCACGATCACCAATTACAACTGGTGGCTCATATCTTGAACACACAATCAAAGCTGGACTCGGCAACGAGGACTCTCGCCAGTACATCAAGGCGGCAGACGACAGCTTCACAACAAATCCAGCGTTCTCGCCGGTGTCTTATGTTCGCGACGTAGCACAAAACACAAATGCTGATCGTCCAGTGATCGAAGCTTGCGGCGGTACACGTCCGCTTAGCACCTACGGAATGACGGTAAGTATTCCGAAAATAACCGCAAATTCTACGGCCGCAACTGTGGCCGAAGGAGGCGACCCAACAGCTACAACAGCGATTACCTCAAGTTATGTAAACGCCACAGTTATCAAGAAAATGGGATTTCAACGCTATTCTGTCGAATTGCTAGACCGATCCGATCCGAGCTTTTATGAGATCATGCTTTCAAATCTTAGAGATGCCTATGCTCAAGCAACTGACGCTTATGTAATTGCACAAATTACAGCTGGCGGTACACAGGCAACAGCAACAGCGGCAGACTCAGCAGGTTTGATCTCATTCGTATCAACAGAGTCACCAGCTGCTTACACAGCGACAAAGCGCACAGCTAAGTCATTCGTTTCAGGTACTTCAATCTGGACAACATTGCTCGGCGCAACAGATACAACAGGCCGTCCAATTTACAACGCTGGAAATCCTATGAACAACGCAGGATCTGCAACACCAACCAGCATTCGCGGCAACGTACTAGGACTCGATTACTACGTCGATCCAAACATGGTCGCAACTTCAATCGACGAGTCAGCGTTCATTATTGAACCACGCTCAATCGAGATTTTTGAATCGCCTGCACTTACATTGGCTACTAACGTGCCAACAACAGGCGAAATTGAAATCTCACTTTACGGTTATATTGCAGCTCAGGCCGTCTTTGCCGGTGGCCTACGCCGTTTCAATCTAACCTAATCCACTTAATCATGGCCTAGGTGCGCTCCCGTATCTAGGCCAGCAGGACACGAAAGGACACAGAGATGCCAGCAATTATTACCGTCGCTAGTCTGCGGCAGGTTCTTGGCGTCTCTGTGTCTCTTTATTCTGACGCTTATCTTGAAGGAATTATTGACTCAGCCGAGCAGGTTATCTTGCCATTGCTTACTGCAAATCAAAATGCAGTTGCAGCGGTTTATCTGCAAAATAACGTTGCCTATTACATAACACAAAAGCCAAATACATTTGTGGCTGGTCAAAGTGTTGTGATCACTGGTTGCGTACCGTCAACTTTTAACGGCACTCAAACAATTACATCAAATTATTATGATCCTTTTCCTTATCTGCCTTTTGCTTATCCTGCGCCTTATTTCTACTTTACTTGCGCGATTACAAATGCAGACATCACTTTTCGCCCGGTAATCCCTGCGGGCGTTGCGTACCTATCCGGGGCGGACGCGGCCACACTTTACGCCAGCACTGACGCGGTTGAACAAGCGGTCACGATCGTCAGCGTTGAAATTTTCCAAAGTGTGGTCGCTCCCGGCGGACAGATCGAGGGCGTGGACTTTACGCCGTCACCGTTTAGAATGGGTCGCAGCTTACAAAATCGCGTAATTGGCCTCTTAGGTAATTACATTGACGTTTCAACAATGGCTATGTAAATGCCTACGCCAACAACTATCGCCACCAATGTTCGTGGCACACTCGCAACAGCTTTGGCTGGCGTAGCAGCTTCTGTCTATTCATCACCACCAGAGGCCGTCATTCCACCAGCTTGCGTAATCGTTCCAGACGCGCCGTATCTCGAAACGACAACTATTGGCAAAAGCACTGTTCGGGTCAAAATCAACTTTGTTGTAACTGCCGCTGTTGCCTACAACAACACTGCGGGCGCGCTCGATAACCTTGAGCAACTTATTATTGCGATTATGGGCGCAATGCCTACAGGCTACACAGTTGGCGACGTACAGCGTCCAACAGTGCAATCAGTAGGCGCTTCAAACCTATTAGTGGCGGATCTCGCGGTCAGCACTTACTACACACAAGAAACAATCTAAGGAGACAAGAAATGCCAACAACAATCGTCACTGGTCGCGACATAACCTTCACACTTGCGACCGTTAACTATGACGCACAAACCACGTCAGTAACTTTGGTCAATGCGCCTGTTATTACTACCTATCAAACACTAG